AGGTGCTACAACCCCAGTAATACCGCCAGCAATTGCAGGTGCTTTAATTTGTTTGTTGCCAAGTTTGTCGATGCTCTCAGAGAATTTACCAACTGATTTAGCGGCATCATTTACTGCCGTAGAAACACCTTTGAAGTGTGATCCGATAATCGGGATGTGGCTAATAAATTTAAATACAGAACCTAGTGCGCCAATCAAATATCCAATACCAGCAACAACAATTGCAAGCATTGCTGAAAATGCTTCACGAAATACTTTTACATGGTTCCATAAAGTTACAAAAACTACTGCCAAGGCAGTTAGGCCAATAATCCATAAAGTAATTGGATTGGCATCCATAATAAGATTAAGCGCGGCTTGAGCCATTGCCCAGCCTTTTAGGTAAACAATAATTGTTCCAACAATTCCCAAAAAGACACCAAGAGCGGTGGAGTTTTTGCCAATCCAATCAACGGCTTTTAAGAATAAACCCATAACTTTGCTAAGAATAGGAAATAGCGCCGTACCTAATTTAACGGCTACGGAGTTAATTCTTTCTTTTAGAACTTCCTGTTGGCCCGCAAATGTCTTTGTGTAGGCAGTAGCCTGACCACCGATCTTTGCGTTTAATTCATCAAAAGCCTTGGCAATTGCTTTATTCTTAGGAAGTGTTGTATCAAGAGTGATACCTAATTCCCTAAATGCTTTGGCTGATCCTTGAGTACCGCGGGCAAGAATTGTGGCGGCGGTATTTAAATCAATATGTTTGTAGCGAGCAAGGTCGGCAGATATAGCAAGCAATTTGTTAGATTCAGTAACATTGCCAGTAGCCGTAATAAGAGTACCCATTGCTTGATTGGCAGCAGCATGAGTAAAACCAAGACTTGCATACGCGCTAATATTTTTTTCAACCGCAGCAGTATTGGCTTCAGTTCCAACCCCAGCATTTTTCATTGCTAGATTTAAACGGTTTTGTTCTACCTGGGCATCCAGGACTGCTTGCTTCATATCTTCTAGGGCTCGGCCTACGCCATTAACGCCTTGTGTCAAAAGGTTTCCACCAAAGACACCAAGCATCATGTTTTTAAACTTGCCAAATTCTTTAGTGGTTCGGCTTGCTCCCGCTGTAACCTTTTCTAAGCCGTCAGTTGCTTTTGCAACACCAGTAGTTACACCAGATGTGTCAAAAACAATTTTGACTACTAGATCGGATATTTCGCCAGCCATGTTTAACCCCTAAAGTGTTTTCTAAGTGAATAATTTAAATAACCCGAACCCATAAACTTTTTTAATGCAGGTAGTAAATATGGGAACTTAGTGCCAGGTTTCCAATTGCCACCACCTAATTCAAGACGGCGAGCATAGACGGTGTAAGCGCCAACCTCAACGGTATATTTTTGAAATCCCTGCCTAGACATTGTTGGAGCAATAGACCTACGCAAATCACCAGTACGGTTCATTGGTGGTTGGCCTGGAGTTGCTTTTTCGTAAATGCGATCTGCTTTCTTGCCACGCTTTTTGCCATCTGGATAAGTGTAAGGTCTTTCGCCTTTGATCTCTTCCTTGGCATATTGTTCAAGTTTGAAAGAAACATCGCTGGCAACTGCCGCAATTCTTCTATCAAATTCAACTTCATATTTTTTAAGCGCGGCTTCAACTTCAGGTAGATTGCTGCTCAATTTCCACCTCTTTCACCGCGTTTGATATTGCAAGAATCCAGTTCATTATTTTCGCTGGCTGTTCATCTACCTGCTCAGGTGTCCACCCAAATTCTTTTGCGCAGGTGTAGTAAATCCATTCTTCATCAGGATAATCAAACAGTTCACTACGAGAATTGCCACGCAGTAAAGACTTTAAGCGTTCGATTCTCCTGTAATTACTTTTGGGTCAGCATCCGCCTCTGGTGATTTATCAAAGGTTGGGAATAGATACTCTTGAGCCTCTTGAGCGTATTGTCCTAATACATCGTAATCAGCCATAGATAGTTCATCAAGAGAATCAATTTTGATTGAAGGTGGGATTAAATCAAAAGACCAACTTTCAACCAATACTGAAATCAAACCATCAAGGATTGATATGGCTTGCATAACGCCTTCTTGCTCATTGGCGGCAGCAAATACCTTTTTGCGATCTTTGACTTTGAGGGTTTGTGGATCGCGTAGAACCGCTGTTGCTCCCGATGGGAGAGTAATAGTTTTAGACATTCAGATTCCTTCCTACTTGCCTTCTCAATGTTAGGCCCGATAGAGGCAGGGAAGGCGGCTGCCCCTATCGGGATTCTATCGGTTACTGGAAGGTTCCGCTTGGAAGTGCGTTTTGCAAAGTGAATTTAACAGGTGAGTAACCTGAAGTTGCACCAACATCCGTTGTATTTCCAAGACCTTCAATATCGACTGTAACTTCTACATAATCGGCATTGCGTTCAATTGCGCCAGTTACATAAGCACCCTTTGAAAGAGTGAATTGAACTTGAGTAGCAGTTGCGCCTGTACCTGTTGAGAAGTTAAAGGTAACTGATGGTTGTGTGTTTGTGATGTAGCGGGTTAATTCTGTGTCATCTTGCATGACGAAAGTAACCTTACCCTTAGCGGTTAGAGCGCCAACAAATACTTGATATGGAGATTGAGTATTTGAAACACCCCAGATTGCTTCTGCCTTGCGGGATAAATCAAGAGTACCTGTACGAACATAACCAACGGTTGATCCGCCGATTGTAACTGTTCCAGTCCAAACTTGAGTTGGTAGAACTGCTGAGAATGAAGGAGCGCTAGAAGCAGATGTAACTGATGGGAAGCCCATTGCCTTGACGGTGTATTCCAACATTCCGTCAGCGTTGAATGTCAAACCAAAATCTGTAACTTGGCATCCTGGGTATTGACGGTTTCCTGCTGAATAAAAGTCTGTAATTGTCAATGCTTTTGGTTGTGCATCGCCAGTTGTTCCAACTGCGTTCTTAAGTGCAATTGAGTGTGTGTATGGAGCGGTTGAACCTGTTGTGGTTACATCGCCAAGTACGCCAGCGATCCAGTAACCAATTGTGTCAGCAAATACTGGGCCACCAAAATCAACTGTGGTGTTCTTTCTCCCTGGTACATAATTGTAATTTTCAAGGAGGCTGCCTCTTAAGCCTGTGTCATACAAAGGTGCAATAACATCAACTGGCTTAAATGAGTTCATTGTTACTGGTACAAAGTTAGTTGGTGTTACTGGTGTGCCTTTTGTACTCTCAAGTGCAACCCCGAGGTACGACTTTACGGATGGTTGTGCTAGTGTCATTCTTCATCTCCTACTTTTGGGGTTGATTTGTTTGCTTTTGTTGGCTTTACATTGTGAGCCGCAAAATCATCTGGGGCTTCAAATGTATCGCCAGGTTTTACTGTGATACTGATACTTGGAAAAGTTCGTTCATCGTGGCCTTCGTAAGTGAATTTAGCCATTATTGCTCCTATGCTTGAATCATTTGGGTAACATCAAATCTTACGGATGCCCAAATTTCGGTTGATGTTCCATCGTTTGATATTGGTTCGCCATAAGCAACATTTAAAACTGGCTCTGAACCTTGCCAGACAAGCGTTCCAGAAGGATCGCCGAACTGATGGTCTGAGCGTAGTTTTGCTTTAAGGTTATCGACAACATAATCAAAGTCAGCCATGGCATCTTCAGAATTGCGTTGTTGAGAATGATGAAAGAGTTGGATAGCAACTGAATAATCTACTTTTTTGATACCGCTAGTTGCGCCACCGATAGCCAAGCGATTTTCTGTTTCAGATTCAATATGAATAACTGCCACGCAACGCGATAATTGAGATGGCAAAGAATTGATTTGAAAATCGATACGCTTTGGAAATGCGGTAAAGACTTGGTTTAACCCATCTACGCTTGGAGGCTTGATGAAGGTTGCAAGTGTTGAGCGAACGGCAGCGCGACCAGTAAGAGCCATTAGCGAACCCTGCGATAAGGATTAAGAAGGTCTTGAGCCATCTTAAGTTCTGTACCAATCCTCTGACTGCCTGAAGATGCTTCAGATGCGCGTGAAGCAACTGCCATTACCATTGAGTTATCGCCACGAACTTTGAGCATTGAGGTTGTAACCAAGATTGCTGCTTCTTTGATTGCTGGTGGAAGAGCAGATATTGAAACACCTGTTGCGTGTGAGTAAGACAAAGGTGTTGCAAGAGCAACGGTGGCAGAACCGTATGTGTGGTTGCTGGCAACTGTAACTAATTCTGAATTAAAACCATCATAGATGCGTAGGCTTGTACCTGCGGTGATGCCTGTTGGATCGGCAACAACGACTGTTGATTGTCCAGCGGTTGCGCTAACGATTGTGGTGTTTGCGTATCCTGCGACATATTGAAGATTGATAAATACTTCTTGGCGAGGCGATGCTGGAAAGCCAAATTGAAGTGGGCCTTGTGTTGAATAATTGAATCCCAGGTTACCGCAAGGAATAATGATTTGTTGATCTTCGATCCAGGCAATTGAAGGATCAGGAACGGTGTTCATCTGAGATGTAGGGTTGCCGTAACTGAAAGCAAGGAGAGCAACAATAGGGTTGTAGCGTGGATGAATTCTAAGTGTTCCGTCTGCGGTAATGCGAGAGCGCATATTCTCGGTTTCAGTTGTAGCGGCGAGAACTTGATTGCAGTAGGTATCGATCCAAGACGATGCGCGGGCAATAACATTTGTAAGTTCTGCATCCTGGACATCTGGGTCTTGAGAATTCCACACCAAGTTATCAAGATCGATAGCAGTAGGAGCGTTCTTGTACTCACCTAAAGTTAGATAAGGGGTAGAGAACTGGTGCGTTGTATTTGAGTAAGCATTAGCCATTTATTTCTCCACACTTTGAGCATTTTTTGAAAAAGGAACCGAAACCACATTTTTTACAATCGTAGCCAACTGCCGAACTATGCTGAATAACGCCGCTGGCGCTCGCTACTCCTAAACCTTCTTCTTTAAGTTTTTTAACAAGTTTTGGATCGTTGATATGAAGTAATCCATCTTTACCAACAAATTTACTTTTCTTACCGTTAGGCGTGTCAATCGATACGCTTGTCATACCCTTTGGTGGAATCATTCTTGTCATTGCGCGCCTCCTTCTTTATATAGAAAGGGTGCGCGTGAACGCACCCTTTCCGTTATTTGTTTCGTTATGCAGACTTGATACCAGAAACTGCACCTGACCATGATGGGCCGTATGAAACGAATGTTCCACGCCAGTAGGTTGATGCTTCGTTCTGAAGTTGGATCTTTGGCCAGTTCAAGTATGTGTAATCTTGAACATTCACGGCTGCCCATAGGTTGCTTACTTCTGAGTTTTCAAAAGGAAGAACATAAGACAAGATCGGTGCTACACCTTGAGGCAGGTAAGGGTGAACTGTTAAATCAACCAATCGGCCTGTTACTTCGTTGTGTAGTGCATCGATTGTTGCGCCGCCGACGAAAGAACCTGTTTCCGATTGAGTTAGGTTTAGACGGTATGCAGATGTTGAACCAGCAGACTTGATTGCATCAGAAAGTTGCTTACGATCTGATCCGTTCATGAAGATTTCGTCTGGGTTAGCAAGGTTGTTTGCGTACATTGAAGCAAACGCTGTTTGGAATTCTACACCTGGGTTAGAGGTAGAGAATGTTGAGTTGATGTTGTTGTTGTAACCAGATTGAGGCCCAAGGACATAAGCCAAGATACCGTCATAGCCAGCACCGTAAGCAGATGTGTCGTTAGCGTGGTTAGAAGCAACATCGCCAGTTGTAGCAAGAACACCTTGTAGTGTGTACTTAAGGGTTGCTGTACGGCCTTGGTAGAACTTAGCAGTATCAGCAGGTTCTGAACCGCCAACGCCTGAGAACACCTTGTATCCGATTGCGCCAGGAATTGATGCAGAGATAACTACATCGATAACTTGGGTTGATCCGTCTGGAGTTGCAGAAGCAACTGAAGAAACAACTGAATCACCGAATGAACCAGCATCAGAAGTAGCCTTTACCCATACCTTTGTACCAGCAGAAATAGGTGTTTCACCTGTTACAGCAGTACGAGCGGTTGCAGTAATTGTTGGAGCAGTAAGTGCGCCAGAAAATCCGTTACCAGCAGTTCCGCGACCCATTAGAAGCATACGCTCTTCAGCAAGCATTGATGAGTAAAGAAGTGTGCGAGCAGAAGTAGCGATCAAATCTTGGTATCCAAGACCTGAGTATTGTGCATCGAATGTAACATCATCGCTTAGACCAAATGAGGAATAAGCGAATATTTTGTCATCGGCGTTGTAACTGATTTTAGGACCACGGTTTAGGTATAGAGGATTTGCAGAACCATTAACAGCAAAGTTGTTCTGTGTTGTTTCTGTGATACCTGGGTGGATGTTTGATGTTCCTGTGATCGCGTTAGTGAATCCTGTGATTCTCTTGATGCGATGTGCAGTACCGACACCCTTGGTACGAGGTAACTTGTTACGAAGTGGTGTTGGAACTGGTACTAAGTACTTTGCAGGCGCTTCTAGGTCGAAGGCTGCAAAACTTGAATTGAGGGGACTGGTGAGGCTGATGTCCTTAGCAATGTCAGCAGTTGTTTCTGCAAGAGCATTGTTAAGTGCTGCAACTCCGTCAGCAGATAATGACTTCTTGGCGAAAGCCTGTGGAAGTCCAGCATCTACCTTTTGCTTGAACATTGGATCAAGGTTTGGGCTTGCTACTGCTGACTTTAGAGCAGCATCAAAAGCCTCGTTCTTGATAGCCAAGTCTTTTGGTGATGTTTCACCAAACATATCTTGTGCGTTAGGCATTATTTTCCTTTTCGTTTAGAGTGTTTGCTCTTTGATACCAGCGGCTTTGAATTCATCTTTAGCCATTTCTAGGTATCCGCGAGCGAGTAGAGGATCAGTCGAAGCATCCGCCTTAGCCTTTAGTTGCAAAGCCTTGGTGATATGCGCGTTCTGAGTTTCTGTTGATAGTTTTGTTGCGGTGCGCTTTGGCCCACCTGCAACGGTTTTTTCTAATGCCGCTGCTAGTTCGGTTTCAAGACTCAAAGCCTTTTCTACTGCTGACTCTTTTTCAGCAACTAGAGTAACTTTCTCTGCTTCAAACTTTTCCATAGCACTCTTAACGGCTTCTGCGACAAGAGCCTTTAGACCCTCATCTTCTGTGGCTACTGGAGCCTCAGAAATCTCTTCTGTTTGTTCTGCGATTGCTTCCGCGATTGCAGCGGTAGCATCAACAGTTGCATCTGCTTCAGCAGACTTTTCTGCACCAAGATCAACGATCTCAGCAGTTGTTACATCTGTGCGACCATGTGAATCGTCAAATGTATTGCAACCACATTCTAGGCACTTATGACCTTCAGCAGATTTCATTGAATCCTTTGATGAATCCTTGTGCATTGAACACATCTTTGAATCGCAACCGCCATCAGCAGCGCACTTAGCGCAACCATCGCACTTGCAACCCATTGTTGTATCTGGGTCTGGGTCTTTTGTTACTTCTGCATCAGCAGAAAGTTCGATGTCTGACATAGGTGTTGCTTCTCCTTCTTGAACTTCGCCTTCATACCAAGCAATGAGGTGATTAGCGACTTCAACGAGTTGGTTTAGGGAATAACTCTCATCTGCGCCTTCGCCCATTTCTGAGGCTTCAGCAATAATGAGTGCCGCAACTGCGCGGCGAGCAGCATCAAATGCTGCTTGGTCAAACTTCACGGTGTCGGTTGTCAAAGACTTAGCCAATTCCGTGATCTGCTTAATTGTTTCCATCTTTGACCCTTTCTCGGTCTTTGTATTCTTAAACACTTCGCTTGGAAGAGGTGCTTTAAATTCATGCATTTCCTCAACTTGTACGAGTGTGCTTTCTCCATCAACCGACTTAGCCAAAATCAACTTAGCGTTTGGGTTTGCTGGTCGATCTACCAGAGAAACTTCGATAATTGATCCATCAATGATGCGACCATTTGCAGCCTTGTTGTCGCGTACAACGCGTGGGGCTTTAATTCCTACTGAGAATCCGCGATAAACCGAAGTCTTAACTTTCTTAACAGCCAATGGATCAACAACATGGACACCAATAATATGCTTACCGTTTTTATTTTCATATTCTTTGGCTACTCCTGCCGCGTTAGGGCCATGCATTTCACGGATATTTCCACCTGATGTAAACCAGTCTGGCATTGCCTTTTCAAGCCATGCTGGATCGCAAATCTGTTGATCTAGGTCTAATGAATCGTCTGTGGCATTGCCATAGACCATAAGTGTTCCATCTTCATTCTCATCGTACTTAAGAATTGAAGCATAAGCGGTAGTAAAATCGCGTTCCATAATTAGTTACCTGCTGTCCATAGGAAAGAAACTGATGTTGAAGCACCAGAAGCAATTACTGAGATTGCTGTACCTGATGTAAATTCAAGTTGAATGGTTGAAGCGGCAGGGATAGCAATGCCTTGAGTAGTACCAGAAGCGGTTACTGTGCCATCTCCAACATAAATGGTCTTGCTAGAATCGTTGTTACGAATAACAACCAACGCTCTACGAACTCCAACTGGAGTTGTAAATAGTGTTTGTGCCGTGGTTCCAACAGTAATTGTTGCGTGTTGTAACGGCGCAGGTGTGATAGTGGTCATTGATTATTCCTCTGTTTGATCGGTTGGTGCATCTGACATATATGGAGCAATTGAACACATACAGTTTGGATGTGCTGGCGGTTCGGTATCTCCCGATGGGAAAACTTCGTTAATACCGATAGGGGAAGCCTCGGCATTTTCTTGACAATCTTCGCAACCTTCTGCAACAAGCCATTCAACTTGCTCCACGCCTGAAGTTTCATAAACATTGCGTGAAGCGACCGAAACTGCTCTGCTCATTTCTGTTTGAGAAATTGCAAGCGCTTGTTGTGGATCATCAATTACCTGATCGACCATGATTGCAACATCTGAAGGAGTAATACCTGATTCTAAGGCGTTTCCTAAAACAGTTCCAATTCGGTCTAACTTAGTTTTGGTTACACCTTGAATTGTTATTGCTCTTTGATCTAAAAGTTTTTGTAAGCCACCTGAAGGTTTAATCAAAGCAGATGCAGCAGCGTTACCTGGTTTCCAAGTATCCCAATCAATCACGCCAGCACTTACAGCCTTCTTAATTTCTTCGAGCATATATTTGCCAGCAACTTCGCCTAGAACCCAGCCATCTGCATAAAGCGGTGTAAGGGATGCAATCAATGCAGTCTTATCAGCGACAACATGAATGTTTGCCCAACTGCGGGCTTCTTGCGTAGTTACTTCACCGTGTCCAAGATGGGCTGCAAAGAATGTAGCCACGATCTCATTAGCATCAAATGCTCTTTTAAATCCTTTGCGAATTTGGTCAGCGTGTTTAGCAGCAAGGCGAACAGTTGTGCCATGTGCGGGCCAATGCATTACAACCCCAGATAGCGTTCGGCGTACCAGCGAGCGCCGTCAAAATCCTTAGCCTCAATGAACTTGTTAATCACTTCAGCGTAAGACTTCTCTAAATGCTCAAAGTTAAATGCGCGACTTGGAGTTGTGCGGTTAATCCAACGGATAAACTTTTTAACTTCTTCTTGAACAGGCTCAGCAGGTTTTTCTTCAGGCTTTGCCTCTTCTGGAGCGGCTTGTTCTGAAGTTTCTTCTGGAGTTTCTTCAACATGGCCTTCTTTATCAAGAGGTGTGCCAGCGGCAACCATTCCATCTGGGCCAAATAGATAAACAGCGTTTCCAGCAACAAGAAATGGCATATCTGCTTCAGGGGTATCAAGAAGCGGTAAACCGTGTTCTGCGCGATCTTCGTTAATCGTGATTCCACCGCTGCGCTTCTTAAGATCATCGCGTTTTGCGGTTTCTTGATTATCTTGTGCATCGCTTGGAGCAAGACGGAATTCAAGTTCGCGTGGCATACCTAACCAGCGATATGAAAGCGCTGAAATTTGTTGTGATAACCAGCGAGCGGTTGGAATGATGCCGATTGCTTCAGCGGCTTCTTTCTCACCTTGTTGATGTCCAGATGCACCCATGCCACCCTTTGAAGAGTAGCCAAGTTCAGTTGGTAGAACGCCAAAGTGTCCTGTGATCGAAGTGATTAAATATTCATCTAGGCGATCTGAAAACTTTTCTGAGTAACCTGCTTCAAATTGCAACTTACCGCCAGGAACAAGAAGGCGCATACGGTTGCGTTGTTCTGTTTGTCCTGAAAGTTCATCGTTGTAAATGGCTTCATAAGCGCGGATTTGTTCTGGAGTCATTGCAGCAGTTTCAGGCAATTCCATCCAAGACTTAGGCATTACACCATCTGTGAATTCACCCTTGATCCATTGCTGACGGCGAAGATAAATATCAGCCATTGGAAGCGAGCGCTCAACTGGAGAATAACCCCAAATTGAATTAGCGCGGCGATTGCGGATTAGGTAAGCAAGTTCATCAGAACTAAATTCGCCATCTGCATCTTCATCATCTACTGGAGCGTGGAATTCAGAGCGTGGGAATCCAAACAAAATTTGTTGATATGCAGGACCAACTGAAGGATCAGGTCGCATACCGCGATCATCAAGAAGTGGCTTGATGGTTGAGCCATCGAGAATTTGCAATCCGCGAATCTCGCCATTAGCCTTCATCTGAGGCCAGATAGCCAGCGCATCGAGAACATCCATTTCTTCGATCGCCATTGAAAGCCAATCAACGAAACTTAGACCGTTTGCTGGATCAGGAGTTTCCCAAAATGAACGCAAGCGAGCGATCTCTGGAGCAAACTTTTCACGGGCTTCAGCCATTGCGCGTAGGTGATTGCCACCTGATTCTGCAATGATGCGTTCGGTTGCTGAATCTGAAAGAACAATATCCCAATCAAGTCCAGTAAGTTTTGCCTTACGAACTTCAATACAACGGCGCAGAATATCGATCTGATCTGCTGCAACGCGTAGGGTCTTAAATGGAACTAAGCGGTTCTCAAATAGGTTGATGTTTTGAGCAACAAGGAATTCATAACGGCGTGGGTCTGGCCGACCATTTGCGCCAAGAGGGTTAATCGCGTTAGGGAATAGTGGTACAGCAGCAGGGAATGGCGCGTTACCAAGAATCGGATCACGATACATTGGAATTGAGTTGTAATGTTGAGTGTCAGTACTTGTGAGCGCGTTTACATTCACGGGAGAAGCGGAAGGCGCTAGTGTTGGCGCTTTTGTAATCTGTTCCGCTACCTTAGCGGCAAGGCGATCTAACAAGCCCATTTATTCTCCTTAATTAGTGTACCCAAATCATTCCAACATCTGCTGTTGGCCTTAGTTCTGCTATTTTCCATTCATGCGATTCCCAGGCAGGTGCGCGAGAATCAATTTGTTCTTTAAGTAGATTGGCTAAATCTATTGGCAACCAAGAATCTACTGGCGGAAATTCTAAATGATTTTCAATAAACCTAATTGAATATTCTGTATAACCCAAAGAGGCTAGATACTCTAGTTGCTTACTGTGTTCAGCAATTGTGGAGTAAGTCCACTCAAAAGTGATTGTACCCATTTTGCGGGTCATGCCTTTAAAGACCAACCATTCAGCGCCTTCAACATCTATCTTGATAAGATCAGGCTTGCCATAAAGATTAGCCAGGGTATCTATCGTGATCGTGTTAGCGTAAACAGTTCTAAATGGTTTGCCGTTGTAAGGCATTGCAGGTGAGGTTAGCCAGTCTTTATTAAGAGTGCTAAGCCCATCTTCTTGCGCTTCATAGAACTCAACGCGCTCGCCATCTTTGTCAGATACGGCAAATTTAAGAGCAGTTACGCGAGGACTGTAAATATAATTTTGTAGAAGTTGCGCATAAATTTGCGATGGTTCTACGGCTATTACATCGTAACCAAGTTTAAGACCAGCACCAGTAGCATCGCCACGGTTAGCGCCAATATCAAGCAATAACGGCAAGATTAGCCTCAATCGCTTTGCGGTATTCCTCGGTGATCTCTAACGCTAGTAGTTCATTAAAGATTTCAATGGATTCATCTGCGCGACCAATCCACCAAGCGCTTACAGCCTTTTCAAACTTCAAGCCATAATCGACATAATCAACATCGACTGGAAGTTCTGGATACTTTTCTTTGCGCAATCCCATGCTTGCCCAGGTATAGGCTTCTTGCCAGTTACCTTGGCGTTCATGAAATCTTGCCATCAAGAAATAGCCTTCAGGTCGGTAAGGAATGTAAGAAACCGCTTGCATCAGGCAATTAGAAACTGTGTTAAGTCGATCGTTTTGCTCTTCAAAGCATTTAGCAAGTTTAAGAAGCGATGCATAAACTTCGCTAGGGTGCGAATTAAAACCATATTCGGCAGTTCGTAGATAAAAAGAAACTGCGCTCGCTGTTTGATTTTCTTTCTCATATTCAACAGCAATATCAAAATTTAACTTTGGGTTAAATGGGTCTTTGGATAACTCATAAATTAAATCATTAAGCATTAAGCGCCTCCACGATCATATCCTCAACAATAGCGCGTGGTACGCGTAACACAAATGCGGCATTGTCCTGGAAGCCAAAGGAAACCAGTAAATCACCTTCGTATTCGGCTGCGCCTACGCAAAATTCAATTCGACCATCTAAAAAACTAAACGCTTCTGGCGATATGCCCACTAGGTTTAGTTGGTCATCCCAAACACACAAACGATGACGGTAGATGCCGTCTTTCTGATTCAGGTAATTCTTAAACAGATCGACTTCGTGCGCTATCGAGATGTAACAGTTACCCCATCGTACAAGTTGCGAACTTCCGCGTTGATCTTTAGGCGGTTGTAAGTTTTGCCGAACGCTGACTTGTGTAACTTGATCGCCTTCTGCTTTGACAATCTCCACGGGTGAGTGCCATTTAACAAAATGATTAGGCTTATCAAGAATAGGAGCGTAATTCTTTTCGCAGTAAGACTGACTTGGTACTTCAAGACGGTTGCGAGAAATCTCTTTGACTGTCCAAGCACTTTTATCAAGTTCAACTTCAGTCATCTCCATACGGCCCACGCCGTTAGTAGTTGTATCGCGGCGAACACCGATTAAATAATATTTATCATCCCAGTAAACCAGGCGAGCATCTTCTAATCCAACAAATTCCCAGATCGGGGTATGCAAGTTGAGCATTTCAATCTTGGCATAGTTGGTCATTTCAAGATCGGCATTGAGTTTAACTACATAATTTTCTGTAACTAAACGCTGATCTTTTTCAGGATGCAGATAAGCAAGCGGCCCCCATTTGGAAGGAAAGCGCTGATGATGTTCTGAGTGATAAAGAATGTAATTAACTACGCGAACATTGACAAGAATATCGCCGTCTGGATCAACAAAAACACTTGGATTCATACCGCCAAATGTTCCTGGTATTGCTAAAGGTGCTAATTTGCCACCTTGTCCAACCGCCTTTTGGACTAAATTCATTATTAAATCCTACTAGATAATAAGAGTGTTTGCCTCAGCCTCAGTTAAAGGTTGTCCAGCAACCAACTTAGCCTTAGCACTAGCCTTTAGCCCTGCTTCAATAGCGGCATCTGCATCGCGTTGAGCCTGAGCATCTGCGGCGGCCTTAGCATCCACTTCGCGTTGTGCGATTTCCTCAGCAGTTAAAGGGATAACCTTAGTTTCGCCAGTTGCTAAATCGGCTACGATTTTTGTAGGTGTATCAGACATTTGTTTCTCCTAATGGTTTGATGTCGTGAGCAGGGTTAGTGCAGTTCCAAAGATAAGTGTCGGTATTTAGCACCGCTTCATCGTGGCACTTTGGCGGGAAGAATCCTGTTCCATCCCAACCGTAATTTATTCCTGCATAGTTCTTATTGAACTTGCCGTCGTAGTCGGTTTCAACCCATTGTCCGCCGATTGAATCCACAAAGGATTGGTCTGCGACAATAACTTGTGTAACAACATTGTTTTCAATTTGTGCGAAGTATTGTGTCATTTATTCTCCCGATTAAATAGCATATCTAACAATAACAATTCCTGAACCGCCTTTAGCACCAGCAGTTGCAAATGGTGTATGTCCACTATCCCAAGTACCACCACCACCGCCACCACCTGTGTTTGGTGTACCAGCAGTTGCGGCTACTTGAGCAGAACTTGTATCACGCCCACCTGTACCGCCACCACCTTTACCGCCAACACCGCTAACTCCTGCGCCTGATGGGTATGAACCATCTCCACCGCCACCGCCAGCAAAGTAATAATGCGTTCCATCTGAAACACCTAGCCCCATTAAAGAGCCAACTGCATCAGTTAATGTTGAATAATATCCAACTCCGCCAGCACCGCCAGTAAATGAAGAAGCAAGACCAACGCCACCTGCGCCACCTGCTCCACCACCACCGCCGCCTGCATAAGCAGAACCGCCACTTGCACCGTTACCGCCTGCGTAGCCTTGACCTGATGTAGCACTACCGCCAGTACCGTTATATGTTCCACCACCACCTGAACCGCCAGTAGTAAGTGCGGTTGTTGAAGCACCTTGTCCACCGCCACCACCGATAGCAGTATTAGAACCAAATATAGAGTTGCTTCCGTTGAAACCATTAGAACCAACAGTTGCGCCAGTAGCACCACCAGCACCAATGGTTACGGTTTGTGCGACATTAGATGTAAGTGCTTGAGAAGTTAGTGCAAGTAGTCCACCCGCACCACCACCACCACCTAAATCATTTCCGCCACCACCACCGCCCGCTACAACCAACACATCACAACTCAATGCCTTAGCAGGAGTAAATGTTCCTGATGATAGGAACGCGTGATACCAGTAAGTACCATCGGTTTCAATAATATCTCCACCGCTTGCGTATGGGGCAATAACAGGAGTAGTGCCTACTGCGGCTAAGCCGTATAGGGAGAAGGTTGAGTATTGAACTAAACTTGAACTGCTATTGGGCGTAAATTTTACGATAGTAATTGCCGCTGTGTTTGACCAAAGCCCAGCAGTTAAATTGGAATATGCTGCTGTTGCATTTGTTTCTTCAACTGAATCCATAGAAATAGATTTGTAATTTGAAGAAGTGTAGTTAGGAATATACAACTCTAAATTACCAAAAGTATTGGCAGTTGCATTTGCGCCAGCACAATAATCCCAACCAATGTAAGGGTTTGAACTGTTATAAGAAGCGGCTGCCGAACCAGTACCAAGTAAAGTTTTTTCGCTATAACCTGTTGTTGAATTATTAAAGGTTATATTTAGATTATCTTGATTGGAAGCATAATTGGTTCGGGCAGATACAACAATCTTCAAATCGGTATAACCCGATTGAGGGATGTTGTTGAAAGTAACGCTAGCCGCGCCAGCCTCACCTACGGTAATGCGTTCTAGTAAAACATAATTAGGATTTGCCATTTACTCCACCCTCTACTTAGCGTATCTAACGATTACTAAACCACTACCACCAGCGCCGCCAGCCGCACCAACACCAGCACCATTTCCGCCACCGCCACCACCGCCTGAATTTGCTAAACCTGCGCTACCTGCGTATGGAGTAGAACCAATATAAACACCAGCGTTTCCGCCACCGCCTAAACCACCAATACCATTAGCATCAATACCGCCTGATGAACCACCGCCACCAGCGATGTAATAAGTTCCATTAACATTTTGACCAAGTCCTGCGGCTTGCAACCAAGATGACCAATTAGATAATCCTGCTCCACCATTTTGATTTCCTGATGAACCATTATTACCTGCGGCTCCTGCTCCACCACCCGAGCCTGAATCGTAAGGCGAAGGATAAACACCAGCACCACCAGCGTTACCATAACCAGTTCCGCCATTGTTTGATGTTTGTGTTGATGAACCACCTGTACCAGCAGGATTAGATGCAGCACCCGAACCGCCACCACCTGAACCACCGCTTAAACCATTTTTAGCAGATGAACCAACTGCGGCTCCACCGCCACCGCCACCAAATGCTTGCATTGATGAAAAGAAAGAATCAGAACCATTATTACCTTGGGCTGATGCAGAACCACCCGATGGTCCACCAGCACCAACGGTGCAAGTGTAAGCAGTTCCATTGGTTAATGACCAACCTGAACGATAAATAACACCGCCAGCACCGCCACCTGCGGCTCCACCGCCACCCGAACCGCCACCAGCAACAACCAAAATATCAGCCGTTAGATTGCGGGTTGGAGTAAAGTAACTTGAGTTACCAAATGCGTGATAGTAGTAGTTAGCATCTTGGGTAATAACACCGCCAGTAGCGTAAGCACCGATGTCGGCGTTTGCTATGCCGTAAAGGGTAAAGGTAGAACCTGCGGTAAATGAAGTTCCGCTAGCAGTTATATCTAGTTGCTTAATGCCGTTAGAAGTGTTGCGCCATAATCCAACTCTTGCAACTACTGTTGAACCAGCAACGCTTCCGCGAGATAAAACTGTACGATAAATGCTTGAATTGGCATAGTTTTGAAATTGAACTATTGATGTTCCGTAAGTATTTGAGCCATACCCAACACCAAAGATATACATTGTTGAATCATTTGATGTGCGACTAGAACCAGCAGATGAGCCTGTTCCATACATTTGAGTATATGAATAATTATTACCAGTATCGCTATTGATTGTTATTGTGTAACTGCCATTAGAGGTTGTTTCTCCAGCACTTACAACCAACATTAAATCGGTATAGGTTTGAGGAATAGTAAGTCCTGAACCAATAGTTACAGTTGATGCTGATGATACTAATGTTGTTGAATACAACGCCACCATAGTATTAGTAGTCATATTAGCCCCGCCTTTACTTTATACCGTAGAGAGAAAATTGAGAGTACTGATTAAATGCAGTTCCGTTGCCCGGAATAATTGTAAGACTATTTATAGCAACAGGAGTTGTATTCCAAAGTCCAGAAGTGATACCTACTTGACCAGAATTAACACCTGAACCACCGTTATTATCAGTACCGCTAATTGTCCTTGTTATTTTATTTTTTGTTGTGCTTGTGTAATCAAGTATGTCGGTTACTCCTGCACCAAAAGCAGAACCTAAACCACCATTAGATGAATATACATATCCCGCTAAAACTCCTGACAAACCATTTGGAGCATCTGCATTAGCGGAACCATTTCCAAAACCATACAATCTGTGAGATTGATAATGAGATGTTGTTGTATCACCATTAAAATAAATTTGAATATCATCAGCAGCATAAGATGGGCGATTATCTTGCGCCATATATCTTACTTGCAAATGGCTATACCCTGTTTGTGGCAAAGCAGAAAAAGTAATGCTTGAAGCACCACCGCTAGGTACGGTTACAGTAGCGAGCGCATCGTAAGCCCCAACAGGACCAAAAGGCGCGGCAGTAACACCAAATAGCCCATAGGCTTGTGCAGACATACTCGCTTTGCTACTGATAATTGGCATTAAGAAATCCTTACGCGAATTTAGTTTGAGATGCTAATACTGTGTAAGTTGCTGATGCGGTTTTTAGGATTGTGTAAGAGTAAACATCAATCGCTGAGGCATTTCCGCCTGTTGGGGCAGTTCCAGTTTGCCATTTAGGGCTTACTGATGTGCCGTCAATAGTAAAAGCGTTAGCGTAATAAGCCGTTGATCCGTTGGTGTTTAGGAATACAACGGTGATGGCTTGGCCTGTTGTAAGGAGAGTGTTGAGAGATGTGCCTGAGTTACCGCGAACATTTAGCGTGAAGTTAGCAGATGCGTTTGAAGTGTAATACCAAACGGTTGAGGTAATGGCATCAATGTTGATTGTGCCAGTAGCGGCAGATGCAACAACATTTGCGTTCTCTAGCGCGCCGATAAAAGCATCGTTAAGCAAAGTCTTGTTAGTAAGGGTATCTGTTGTAGATGCGGTGATTCCGTTGGCATAGGCAAGAGAAGTCCAAGCGGTTGATCCGTTACCGATCTTAAACTTGGCGGTATCAGTTTCTAGCCCAATTTCACCTGCGGCTAATGTTGGATTATTTGATGTCCAGTTAGCGGCGGTATCGCGGCGTTGTTGTAGGCGTGAGGTCATTTATTTTCTCCTATGTTAGAAACTGACGGTGGAATTGCCAGCATCAATGGTGTAAGTCCAAGTTGTAGTTGTAGAGCCTGATGTTCCAGCATCGTAAATGATGTCGGTGTTAGGAACTGATGCGCCTCCATCTAAATAATCAACAATGTAAGTAACACCGCTTGTACCAGTAGTGCCTTGAATTGCTTGGCCTTGGATACCTTGAGTGCCTTGAAGTCCTGTTGTGCCATAAAAACCTTGTGCGCCGATTTGTCCTTGCGCACCGATCGCACCTTGGATACCAACAAGCCCTTGTGTTCCAGTTGCACCTTGCGATCCGACAATGCCTTGCGAACCCGTTGCGCCAGTAGTTCCTTGATTTCCTTGTTGGCCTTGTAAACCTGTTGAACCTTGGATTCCGCTCAAACCTTGCGCGCCAGTCAAACCTTGGTTTCCAACAAGTCCTTGCGAACCTGTTTGGCCTTGGGCTCCAGTTAATCCTTGGCTGCCAGTTGCGCCAGTTGAACCAGTAATTCCTTGGCTACCGATTTGGCCTTGGATTCCTTGAATACCAACTAAACCTTGTAGGCCAGTTGATCCCGTGGCCCCTTGTGATCCTGTAATTCCCTGCGATCCGTTAAGGCCAGAGGTTCCTTGTGCGCCAGCGATTCCTTGAGAACCGTTTGAACCTTGTGAACCTGTTGCGCCAGTTGCACCTTGAATTGCATACGCAACTTCTTGAACTGTAACAATCAAACCTGGAACGCCTGGAGAAACATAAGGTGTAGTTGTAGCGGCTTGAGAATAGATTGTTGCGCCCGTTAAATCAGATGCCCAAACTAATTGCAAATAATCATTTGCGGCTAAAGTCATTTCAAATGGAACCGTGGCTAATACAAAGTGATTTTGATTTGATACTGAAACTTCGCTATTGCTTTGCGCCATATCTACGCCATTTTTGCGTAGCCAAATGTTTGCGTTACCTGAACCGCTCATTTGAATCTGAGCAGAAATATCAATCTTGTATGTGCCAGGGTTTGCAACAGTAATTTGATTGCCTGAAACAATAGATACGCCGCGAGATTCAGTTGTGGTGTTGATTCCTAGAACATAAGGAGTATTAGCGGCAGTAGCAGTTTGGGTTGTTGTATCTACAAAGTTACCGTAGTAAGCAACAGTTCCACCCGCACCAACAGTTCCCTGGACACCTTGCAAGCCTTGAATTGATTGGCCTTGAATACCTTGGACACCTTGGCTTCCAACATATCCTTGTAAACCAAGTGCGCCTTGTAAACCGACAACACCTTGTAAACCTTGGATTCCTTGTGAGCCGAACGAACCTTGTGTTCCAACCGCTCCTTGAATTCCTGTGTTACCAGTTGCGCCAGTTTGTCCTTGAACACCTTGCAAACCAAGCAGTCCTTGAGAACCAGTCTGGCCTTGAATTCCGTTTTGGCCTTGGATACCCATCGAGCCTTGTAAACCGATTAAACCTTGTGTTCCGTTTTGGCCTTGGGTTCCGTTGAATCCTTGAGTTCCTTGTCGGCCTTGAACGCCTTGAACCCCTTGTAAACCAACCGATCCTTGTAAACCAGTCAGACCTTGTGAACCAGTCGCGCCCGTGTAACCCTGAATCCCTTGAATTCCTTGCGCACCGACTTGGCCTTGTAAACCAACCGCCCCTTGTATTCCGTTAGTTCCTTGTGAACCCTGGAGTCCTTGAACTCCCTGTGTTCCCTGTAAACCTAATGGGCCTTGCGCTCCTTGTATTCCGCTGTTTCCTTGAACACCTTGCGGGCCTTGAATAACACCAACATTGACCCAGGCGTTTCCTTCCCAAACATAAAGGTAAGGATCAACAATGTAGCCATCGCCATTATTGCCAGTTGGATGTGCGGCAACTAAAGCAGCATAAGTTGGATAAGAGCCAAGGATTGTTACTGATGTACCAGCAGTTCCTTGAATACCGCGCAAACCTGTTTGAGAAATAGTGATAACAGGTGTAGTGGCTTGAATATTAATTATGTCGCTCATCGAGAAACCTCAGCGTTTACCTGAACAGTTCCAGCGCCAAGCACGATGTTTCCAGCAGCGTTTGTTAATACGCAATCCCATTCATACTTGCCAGGTGCAACATTGATGATGGTGTTGATCTGAACTTGTGGTGTTGCGTTAGCAGTAAAAGTAATTCCGTTGCCGACTGTAAGAGATAGTGCAGTTGTCTTAGCGAGCGCAGATGTGCGAAATTGCAGGATAGGTGTATAGCCAGTCAGATTTACAGTTGAGCCATCAGGATTTGTGTAAGAAAATGCAATAGTCCAATTTTGGTTTTGGCGAAGAACAAGATTCAGCGGATCAGGTGTTTGGCTGAGTGATTGTGCGGTCATTTAGTTCTCCTAAACTAACAAATTCATTTGTCAAATCGTGGCGTGTCTTTGTGTTTTTGTAATTTATTAAGCGTGATGTTTGCAGAATTTTGCCAACCAAAAAAGTGCCAAAAGTATAATAGGTGTGTGCCAAAAGATTTTTGGTACAGATTAAATTGGAGGCAGTTATGCAAAAAGGTACAAAGCCAATGCGCTTCATTTGTGGATGGTGCAATGAAGCAGTTGAGATGACTAAAGAAAACAATATGTGGAACTTTACTGATCCACGCTTTGCACACCCAATCGGTTACTGCTCAGAAGCCTGTATTAAACAGGAATTGAGTTGGGTTGAAAAGCGGATGAAAATGATTGCTTTCTAAAACAGTACCTAGATCAGCCCCTCAGCAATGGGGGGCTTTTCTATTGCTGTATTACATTTAGGACAAAAAGCAGAACCTCTTGGTGCTGGCATCTTGCAACTAGGACAAAAGACCGCCATTGCAGCCAATGATGTCAAAGTATTTGAGCCTTCACTCAATTCAGTTAGCGCCCAAACAAGCGCATCCATGCGATCTGGGGATTCCTTTGATACGCCAGGTTCCCATTCACACATTTGATCTTCTAATTCCGAGAAGTACTGCGTGTGGTGTACGCGACCTTGTTCATACAAGGATGCGATTGGTTCTGCTCGGACTGCCTTACCTCTTGTTGCGGTTACTTTCTTAACAGGTATGTTTGGATTTACCTGCCGTAATAGATGAACTACCAAATCGCCGCCGTTATTCGTTTCTGCGATGATGCGGTCTGCTTTATGTAGTTCAAAACTAGATACTGCTTTTCTTGCCCAAGCATCGGGGCTTGCTTTGATAGTGTCATCGGACAAAATGTAGTAATGCCCATCGGCACTAACGCCAGCGGTAATGATTCCAGTAAAGTCAGAATCCTCGCCAGAAGTAACAGCAGGGTCAATACCGACAACAACTCTAACCATCGGCGGAATCTGATCTGGATTGATGCGAGCGTTATCAATAGTCGCTCTAGTCCAAAGAGCGCCTGGGTTGTCATCAAGCACCATTCCGTAAAGTTCTTGCTGGCCTAATCTGGTTCCAGCGTAACGGGCTTGCATTTCAACCAAAGCGTTCTGCGAAAGGTTTTCAGCATTGTCAAATGTAGAGCCGCGGGTAATTACGGTTGATTCGCGCTTTATCAAATCTTTAATCAGTTTGGTTGGTCGCGGTGTTGTGGTGATAATCGTCTGAGGATGATCGCCTAAGCGCAAACCGAATTGCAGTTGGTTCCAAGTATCTTCATATTGCCAGGCGGCTAACTCATCGCACCAAGCATAGTGAAACTGCGGGCCACGAAGAGAATCAGGCGTATCGGCCGAAAAAGTTTGGATAATTGAGCCATTCTTCAGCGAGATAATGCCGTTGGCTTTGTTCCAATCCTTTACCGCATCGTATTCGCGCAAAACATTTAGAATTCCAGATACACCTTCAACGCAGACATTTCTAACATCTGAGAAGGTACGGGCAACTATTGCGCAGCGAATCCCGTCATTGCGGATCGCTTTCGCCGCTAGGGTTTCCGCTCCCAACCTCGTTTTGCCGAATCCCCGACCCGCCATCACTAGCCAATTCGACCAATTCCCCGTTGGAGGTAGTTGATTCGCTCTCGCTAGGCCCAATGTCGGATGATGCCACTTCAAGTATCTCGCTGCGGTTAATCCTGGATTCAAGTTCGTTGGTGATTCGAGTGATTGCTTCATCTATGGTTTCGCCGCTTCCTACGACTGCCGTTCTTGATGTCGCATTGCCTTCTAGCAGTTCGACCTTATCAATTAAAATGCCAAGCGCCACTACGGATTCCCTAGCGGTTAAATTGTCATAGTTTTGATTTAAGTGTTCAAAGATTTTATCGCGCAAATTCCTAAGTCGGACTTTAAACTCTTCTCGGACTTCAGGTACGAGTTCTGCTGCGGCAATTGCTATATCGCTTTTTATGGCTCCAGTATCGGAGTTTTCGTCAATCCATCTATGTAAGGTTGCTTCACCTATGCCTAATTGCGCGGCAGTTTGCTTAATGTTTCCATTGTTGGCTTCAAGCGCAACTAAAGCATCAGCGCGTTGTTGTTCGGTGTAAGCCATTACCTTATCTTACAGGATTTTGTGTAAGCGCGAGCCTGGCATCTAGTAGGTCATCAACGCTAGAAAGATATGTTTGCCTTTGGTGATAAGTCAGGCGATTTCCATAACGGTCTTGTAATTTTTCCCGCAAGAAAGATAGTGCTTCGTCAATTTCTTCGAGTGTGGCTTCGGCGGTAATCATAACCTCATCCTGGGTACACGCCAACCAATTGTACAAAATATAACTGAAAACAAGTCAAACCGCAAATCTCTTTAAGTGCTTGAGGGTTCTGCGGCGATCGTGAGCCTTCTGTAACTTATCAAGATCATACTTGCCATCTTCGCACTCTATCTGATCTTCCATGATCCAGTTATACACGGTGCGATTAGTTACCTTGTACAAAAGACTGGCTTCAATAACGCTTATCTTACGCATCTAACATCTTGCCAAGTAAGCGCCATTTAGTTGAATCCCATGATGTATCACAAACTCTACAAGTGATAACGCTTGTGCGCATTTGCGGATTGATCTTTAGTTTGGAATTGCAACGGTTGCCATCTTCATCAACAGTTGGGCATGAGCCAATCATAATATCTTCGCTCTTGTTACCTAAAACAAAATTGATTGTATTGCTGGTTTCAATGATGTCTTTGGTTAGTTCTTCAAGATTATCGTAGTTGTGATAAGTCCATTCAGAACGGTTAATGTGATATTCACAAGTAATCGTAATGCGGTTTTGCTCATCACCCCTAAAGGTAATCTTGGTTTCTTTGCGAATGACTCTTATACGCGATTCATGTTTCATCAATGGTTGGCTGATCCCGCCAGTACGCAAATGCAGAGTTTCTAATCTAACAGGTATTGGGGGAGTTTTACTGCTTTGAACGCGCTCGCCGTAGCCTTGAGATGGCAACATCTCTTTTTCAAGACTGTAATAATAGTTAGGAAATTTATGCAATTGGTCTATTGCAAAATTCCAGCAGTTATTACAAATGTTGCGTTCAGAAGTTCTACGGCAGTTAGCGCATTTCATTTATTTTGTGCGCTTCACCTTTAATGTTTCAACATCTTCAAGTGAGTAATAAACATTTTTGCCTTTTTTCTCAACCCACGCCAATTGCTTACGGTGCTGCAATTGATGCAGGTTGTTGGCAGTAACGCCTAAAATCGCGCAAACCTTTTTAGAGTCAATTAGTTCCAAGGGCTGTATTCCTCTTCTTGCTTAGGCTTCTGGCGTTGTTGAGCCTTGATAGGTTCTGAAATGTCAGTAGTCGTAATGTTGTGAGCGATCTTTGTTGTGCCATCTTTGGCTATGTATTCAGCAATTTCCATCTCGCCAGTAATCTTTAATTG